TTACCACTCTAGCCCCTTCAGGGTCTCCATTGCGGAGCGGGCGAGATTCCAACGTTCAACACCTTCAGTATAAACTTCAGAGGTTCGCGCTTCGGCGTGGCCGTGGATTGCCATGATCTGATATTGAGAGCAGCCTTCAAGGGCTAAGAGGTGACCTGCTGCTTTACGAATTCCATGAGAGCTTCGGTTTTCAAGTCCAGCTGCTAAGCACCATTTCCTGAAGCGATTGCGTAGGCTCTCTGGTGAAGCAAAGGATTTGCCGTGCTCAGTAAGAAGGTAGGTGCGTCCTTGTACAGTGGCCGCTCTGGTCGCCTTCATCAAAGGTGGTAGCATTGGGATCTCAACAAAGGCTGATCCTCGCTTGCGGGGTTGCCAGCCAAGACCTTTGATTCCGCTTCGGTCAAACTCATTCTCTCTACCTAGCCAAATCACATCCGAGATGCGGCAAGCGGTGAACATAAAAAGAGTAAGGCATAGGTGGGCAGTCGTTCCAGCGGGATGCGCTTCTCTGAACTTCCTCAGGTCTTCAACTGTCCATGGGATAGCGCCCTTTGAACTCTTGTTGAGCTTGCTAATTCCAGTTGCCGGATTGAAATCTTTGCTGCAGTCTCCGATCTCGCCTGCCCATTTGTACATGGCTCGGATTGCTTTCATCATGTTGTCGGCAGCTCCGGGGGTGGATTTCATATTGTTGCGAATTTGCAAGACAGCCTGTTGCGGCATCTGGAAATCGTATTCACCATACTCTGCATGTAGTCGGCTCAAGAGATTGTTTCTTTGCTTGAGCGTGTCCTCAGAATACAAGTTGTTCTCTACGTCTGATTTTAGATTTTCAAGATAACGATAGATCAACCAACTTACAGAACCTCTGATTGCTTTTTCTTCTGGTTTGGATTCTGGTTTGACCTCTATGCCGCGTCTTGCTGCGAGGTAGCATTCGAGGAATTCTTTGTGGTCAGGTGAGACGTGAAGAACAATTCGACGTGCCTTTTGGCCTTCTACTCTCACGCGCCAACGGGTGTTTCCAGAAGGCATTGTTTCCTTGATTAGACCGGGAAACTTGAGTTTCATGTCATGTGCTCTGGCCATTGCTTCGGTCCCGCAGTTTGCGACTTAGCTGTCTTGGCGTCAACTTTTGAGAATACCAAGCGTGTTTCGGCGCTTGTTATGACGCATTCGTGCAGTGTCAGTCCGCAATCCTGAGCGGCTTTGATTGCTCGTTTCATCTGGGCTTGTGTTGTTTTCGATGGCTGCGTCATAACAAACCTTCGTTTATAGAGCGGGTATCCAGAAAACAGACTTAGCTGGATAATTCGAGTGAGAAGACAAACCCGCGCATTTCTTCTGCGTGGCCTTGTGCTTGAGTTGCCGCGTCCATGAAGTCGTCAGCGTATTCGATCTTCACTTCTTCCTCCCATTCATCTGGCCCGACGCCCCCTTGGATGATTGCTAGAAATTCCATTTCAAGCTCCAGCGTTAAATGGGGTACGTGGGTTGCTTGAGAACAGCGTCGAAGCGCGCTTGATCGAGGATGATCACTTGCTTCCAGTTGGGGTAATAGGTCTTGCAGTGCTGCTTGGTGTTCCATTCTTTGATGAATGCGAAAAGCTCATCTGCTGCTTCAATCTGGTCGTGGGCATCCTCATGCATGTCGTCTGCAGCGTTTAAGAGGATGCTCTCGGGGTCGATCTGAAGTAGCTTCTCGGTGCATGTAAACACATAAGCTGGTTCGGTTTCATCGTGGCCGTGACAGTGCTCGCTGATTTCGCCAAGGTCTGAGAAGTAACCTTCGCCCCAGTCGCCAGAGTTGGTCTCCGATTGTACTACGCCATGGTAGTCTTCGGCCTTAACAACCTGGGCTGCTTCAAGTCGTTTTCTCTCTCGGCACTTCTCGCATGCGGTGTAGTGCGATTTTCCAAGCTCAACGCCACACTCACAAACCTTTGGCTTGCAGCAGTCCTCGGCAAAGCGGTGGGCTGTTGCATGGGCCTTTTCGCTATCGCATGCATAGATCGTAGGAGAATGCAGGAGTCCGCAAGCACCGCAAGCGTAAAGCACTGTCTTCTCACTGCCCTTGAATGTAAGCTCTTTCACTTCCATTGGATCTCACCTCGTCGGTTTAGATGGTTATTGCGATCAGCAACTTCTCAAGAAAGTTGGATGTTTGATCGTGGAGCGCTTCCGGCATGTGCTCTTTGACTTGCTCGACAAGCTCAGGAGGAGCATTCACGGCGACAGCAGTCAGGATCTCTGCCAAGGCTTCAGGCTTTGTTGTGAGCTTGATGCCGATGTGAATAGGGTTCATGTCGGGCTCCAACTGCATTACTCGCTCCCGTCTTCCTCAAACTGCTTAGGGTACCCGCGTAGTTTGATGTTGCGGACTTTAGGGCCGCGTAGCCAAAGCGAGTAGCTCACATAGCTGTTGCGTAGTTTGTGGATTCGGTGCTCAAGTTCGGGGCGGACAATCCCGATGTTGCCGGGCTTCCATTCGCGGAATTCTCCGTTGCCAAGCTCTTCGATGTAGCCGCCTCGAAGTACAATGCGAATGGCCCATGCTGGATGTGTGTGAAACGAGCCTTCATTGTCAGCTCTAATGAACTTGTGAAGCTGCATCTTGCAGCCAAAGAGTGACACGATGCGCTTGATGAGAAGGGTTGGACCCTCTTCGAGCGATCCTCTGATCTCGTGGTATTTAAGGGAAATACGGAACATGGCTCAATCCAGTGTTTGAAGTTCAGAGAATGAAGAGGTCGTGGCATTCAGGAACTGTAGCCATGCCGCATGCCGCGATGTCGCCAGTGTCTAGTAAGCGTTGCAGGCGACCTCTGATCCGTTCCAGTTTCTCGAAACGTTCCAGTTGTGTGGCTGTGCAGGACGGCAGGAGGTACGTTTCAGCTAACTTGAACTGATACTCTTTCTTGCTCTTCGCGATGGCCACTCGAAGCATGCTGACGTGTCCGTCAAAGCTCACAAAGACAGCGTAGTCGGTTGCAAGATTTGCTTTATAGGCGAGAGACATGATCTCGATGATCAGGGTGTCGTCCTTCGAGAGTCCGTTTGCAGCTAGGTCGATTGCCATTGTGGTGGTTTCCTGATTAGAGGAGATGGGAAGCGGCTCAGGTGCGCCTTTCCTGAGCCGCTCATGCCGAGGCGACGCATTTGCGCTTGGGAGGAGTAACCTCGGCAATTAGATTGAACGGCCTGTAACTCGCGGTAGCGGAATGTCTGCTCCCGTACGACGCGAAGCTATTTCAACGGCTTTGTCTTCCAGCTTCTCAATTCGTTCAACGTCGAACCACTGGCCGTCGTTCAGTTTATTATCTTTCTCTGAACTAGGGAGCACGAACAGTTGATTGCAGCCTGTAATGTGTTCTGATCGTGCCAGAACAATGCCAGTGAAGCCTGACAATGTATCTTTTACTTTGTCGCCTAACCCTATGCCGCAAAAAGCGTCGTTCTCTGTTGATCTGCCACGTCCGAATATCTTCAGCATCTTGGTGTCCTTGAGTTTGGTTTACAGTTCAGTCATCACGAGGTTTGATTTGCTTCGTCGCGTTCTTGGTAAGCGAGAATGACCTTCGCAGCGTGCCAAGCTAGGTTGATTTGATTGTCAGGCGTGAGAACATCAAAGGGCTGGTGTTCGCTCACGGGCAGGGTAGACCAGTAGGCTCGTGTTGCCGACTTCAAGGCAGATGGATTTAGGTCTTCAATCGGGAGTGAGCCGGTTCCGTTGCAGCGTTCGCACTCGCTTAATGCAAGGTGGAAATAGTCATCGCGTCCGGTTCCTACGCAAGTTGGGCACTTCATTGCTCGTTCTCCTGCGGCAAAGTTGAGCCGTAGTGAACTGGCTCCTGACCAAACCAGTAGAGCTGCCACATGCGGATAGTGTTCACTGTGAGGATGAGAGGGAAGAAGGTCATGCGACGGCCTTGCTAGTTAGCTCGTTAATATTGCAGCGATGCACTTTGAACTCAGTCACGGTCACCCATGGGTTCGCGTTCCAACCGAAGCCACGACTTTCATTGAGGGTGTTCCAGAGATTGCGAAACTTGTTTCGGAGAACTTCGCCTTCGCGTTCAACACCAATATCGTGTTCTGGATAGTTGCCAGTTATCCAGTGCTTCAGCTGCACGCCTTCAGAAACAGCATCCTTGGCTGAGATTTTTTGAAGTAACTCAACGCGCACGTTGGTCACTTCCAGAGTGATACGTGAATACTTGCGTGGCATGAATATTGAGGGTTTCCAGCGCCGTTCATCATCACCGACAGTTGCCCGATAACGAACTTCACCAACTTGCGGGCATCCGCATATCTCAGAGCAACCACATTCAACTTCCTCGATCCGTGCCCATGTTTCACGGACCCATAACAGGTCGCCGGGGGCTGGTTTAAGCGGGTAGGCTTTGAGGTAGCTTTCTGGTGGATGGGGCTTGCAGCTCACTGTGAAGCAACCATGCTTTCCGGTTGGCCAGCTATAATCACTCTCGTAAATTGCGCCGGGGAATTTTCCACCACATGCGGTTGGTTGCGGTTTTAGTATGCGCCGTGTGTGTGTCTTCCGCCCTTCGAGTAGGGCTTGGATCATCGGGCTGGAAAAGAGGATAGGCCTATCAGTCATGCGACTACCTCCTCAGCCTCGTGCTCCCAGATCGGGAAGGGCTTCTTTGTTGGGAAGTCACCCATTTTCATCGGCATGATGACGCCGAATGCTTCAGGTGCTCTGTCAAACGTTACCAGTGCAGGATTAGGTTCGCAGTTGGGATGGATGTGGCAACTGCGCGCTTGAAGGATTTTGCTGATCTTATTGAAAAGCAGAGCATACTTGGGGTCGAACTTCGCAACCGAATTTTCGTAGTCATCGCTTGGGATAACACGGCGCCAGTTGGGGTACTCATGGCCTTTGGTGGGCTCCCAGCCAAAATTCAATACTGGTCCACGTACTGTGGTTGGCGACAGATGGAAAAGCTCATTCCTGCTGCCTTCTGTAAGCTTAGGAAGCAGGTCAAGGATTTGACCGGGGATTTCAAAGCTCCCCCGTCCACCGTTGGTGCCAAGTGCTTCGGATTGTGCGAGTAATGCATGACCGTTCGTGGCGATCAGAAGAGCGTCTTCGTCTTTCACTTCAACCCTGAGGCAGTTGATGTAGGGCCGCAGCTTGTCGACGGTTTTGATGAGTTCGAGAGCTGCCTTGAGCTTGTAGAGAGGCACGGCAACAGGGGAAAGTAAGGCCTGGGAGTTCGCTTCATGTTTCATTGGCGCATGAACCTTCTAGCGTTCGTTTAGGACGTCAAAAGAGGAAAGCTGGGTGCTGATGAACTCAGAGGAGATGCTCTGTTTTGCCTCGATCACTGTTTCATCAAGAGCGGGGGCGAGGAACAGCAGCACTATGGCGAAGACCACCAGAACGGATAGCTTCGCGGCCTCGTTCACGTGGAACAGGATCTCGCGGCAGAGATTACTAGATACGACTTTCTCAATGCTATTCATGGGACTGTTCCTCTTGCGAGATTGCTAAAGGCGGATGAGGGAATTTAAGAGCGAGGGGGGAAGGCGTCGTAGAACAATTGGTCTTTTAAGTCCTCAAGAAGTTCAGCTGTGGTTTTCTCGCGGCTCTTTTCATGAAGGTGAATGAACTCTTGGCGTTCCACCTGTCTCGCTTTGTCTCTGGCTTTTTCTCTGCGGTTGGCCAAGATGCGGTTTTTCTCGATCATCTCCAGACGGTGGATGGCCGTGCTGAGTTCTCTGATTTGCTTCTGGATTACGGCGATTTGCTCAGCGCTCTTTGGGGTGCTGGTTGCTTGCGCGGATTTTGCAGCAGCATCTAAGATTGCTGTGTTTGGTATGCTGATCTTGTCGAGATAGGGGCGCAGTTTCGCTCTAACTTCTTTTGCTTGCTTCGTATTTTTGGCGCGCTGTTTGTTGATGCGCTCCAACTCGGCGATGCGTTTGGTTAGGTTCTGATTTTCCTTTTTTAGCTTCTGTTTTGAGATTGGCATTTGCTTTCTCCTATTGAGGCTGAGTTCGTGAGTGGAAATAGTTTCGTTAGCTGGCTTCTGCTGGGGTGGCGGTCCGCATTTCCTGCAGGAGCTTTACGAGCTGCAACTCAGCTTCTTTGAAGGTCTCGCGTAAGGCGAGGATGCGAGCCGTGATCTGTTTGCGGTCGTTAGGGGTGCGCTCCAGCATGAGGCGCAAATCAGAGCGAAAGATGCAGATGTCTCCGTGGGCTTCGCCTGTGCGGGCAAGGGCATCTTCACCTACGTCCTGTACGGATTTTGTCGGTTTGGGGTGCTGCTTCACCTTAGGAAACTGAACGACTTTGGAGGTTTGCATCGAAGTGCTCCGTTCTGATGATTGAGAGACAAAGCGGCGCTCTATCTCTCAACTCAAGTGATTAGTGGCATAAGGTTATTGAAGTTGTTTGTTGACTGTTTGTAATAAAATCACCGTAAAAGGTTAATGTCAAACAAAAACATTAGAGATTTTTCAGGTTCATTTCCAGAACGCAGATTTTATCTCCGTCACTGCCCTCTACAGTTGGCCCAATTGGATGTGTCGCTAGCCCGATACGTGATAGCCAACGGGCGAACCCTGGGTGCATCAGTGCTATTAGTCGAGAGGCTCCCAGTTCTTGAGCCGCCTCAGCTAAGCTGAGTGCATTGTGCTCTAATGCTCTGGATCGATCATGTTTGGAAAGCAGGGGATCAGTAGTAAAGCGAGTTGCTTCGTATGTGACAGTGTCGGTGGGGAGTGCGTCAATCTTGAGATTAGGAAAATTGCTCAAGCGACCTAATTGAGCGTCCCTGATCATGTATGAGCGTCCGCATGCATCATGATTGCACGGATTAAATCTGGACGCGGCAACAACCTTGCCATCCTTGTGTGAGATGACATAGCGAGTGTTGCCAGTATCGTACTCATCCCACTCAATAAGATTGTTGTGTGGGATCTTCCAGCCCATTTGGTCGACAAAGAGAGCTTTTCGAAGCTTTAGGTGTTGAAGCCACAAATCGCCGTGTTTGTGGATAGTCTCGAAACTGAGGCAAGTTGACTGCATGTCTATCTCCGTAATGTTGTTACAGAGATACAATCGCCAAAATTGCCGATGGTTTCCTCTAGTTTATTGGGTGAAATGCAAAGCCGACTCTAGCAGCAAGAGCGGTGACACAAGTGAAATTATTTACGCCAATCAACTTTTGGATTTTGCTTTTTCTCTGCTTGATGGCCTCTTCAGATACCTCAAAATAATGGGCAATCTCTTTGCTTCTACATCCCTGTGCACTCAGTTGAACTAGCGTCTTTTGAAGTGGATTGAGCTGCTTGGTCTTCTCACAAAGCTGGTTGAGGTGATGTTTTCTTAAGTTGGTCTGAATAGCCGTCCTCTCAAGTAGAGAAAAGCCCCTACTGCGAGCTACTCCCGCAATTAGCTTGCTACCTGAAATTGCATTGCTAAATGCAACACCGTGGCAAAGATTATGGTCATGAGCAGCTCTCAAGAAATCAGTCTTCGGACTAGAGTTGTCCCAAGTTTGAAGCCCAGAGCTCCGTAATCCGAACTGAACGACGGGGTCTTTGGCTAAACCACCAAGATTGAAGTACTCTTGTTGCCAGTCTGGAGCGTAAGTCGTTTGTAAGTCGAAGTCATTTTCGACAAAACTCCCGATGCCTATAGCGAAGCCGTGATCGGCAATAGCGTGAAAACGTTCATCTAGCATGTGCTTACCTTTCACCTTATGAGGTGAATATAAGCGTATTTGTATTTACACGCAATGCAATGTGTGCATGTATTGTTTATAACATCCCCTGCGTGAGGAAGTCATGAAAGATACATCATTTACTTTTAGGGAAAAGTTAATCGATAAAGTGAGTCAAATGTCTGATCAAGAAGCGGAAAACCTTCTAAAAAAGATTAGAGATGTTAGATTAAAGAATTACTTTAATTCATCAAGTAGTGATTTGGCGTCTTCTTCTGACATTTCTTTAATTAGCTCATAGAGTTTATTTTTTGTTGTAGACAGTGGATTATCTTCATCCAGAATGGATGCATTTGGAAGATCCAAGACCTGACAAATTTTCTCCAAAGAAGACCATCGTAGGGTGTGGGTTTCACCGCGCACAAACTTTGACACTGTATTGATGCTGAGGCCAGCTTTTTCGGAAACCTGCTTAGCGTTAGTTCGCTTGTACGCCATAAGAGCGCTTAGGTTCCTTCTGCGGTGGTCCCACAGATCTAGCTCATCTTGGTTGCGTTTCTTGTCTGCCACTTTGGGTTGAATCCTCAAAATTTCCTAATGTAGGCATACTCACCTTAAACGGTGAAAAAGGGAATATGCCAAAAAGTGATTTCATCAATCTTATAATTAATATATAACCACAAAAGGTGAATATAGACCTTTTGGAGATTTTGATGAGCATCGGCGTAGCAATCCCGAAACCAGCGGGCTTTCGTGTTTGGGTTATTCGGGTCACAGAACTTCTTGAGTTGTCGCCTTACCAATGGTCAGTTGGCTCCGGTATCGGGCAGAATGCATTATCAAAGTTCATTAACGGAAAACAACGGGATTTGCGTCTTGAGACTGCCTCACTGTTGGTCGAGCACGCCCAAGGAATTGCGCAAGAACGGGGAATAACGCTACCTGCTTTACCTGCAGGAATAGCAGGGCAATCGTTCTGTTCAAGCCCTATCAAGGTAGCCTGAAATGGCGGGGCCGAAAGTAGCAAAACTAGTCGATGAACTCATAGTACAAAGCAGAACGAATAATCTGAGTACAATGGGCCGTCACTTCGCTAGGCGCCATAGTGTTGATGTCGTGTTTTGCGACTCTGATCGAACGACGCAAGTTGTCTGCAAATTCCATATCATTTGGGGGTACGTGCTTTGTCACATAATCGGAGATAGCCTTCAGGCTGTAAGTGAGCAGGCAGATTTCTTCAGATGCAATCAAAAGGCCAAGTTCCCGAGCAACTTTAGTGCTTGGTTCGGCATAAGTGTTACTTGTGCCAATCAATATTGCGAATGTTGTTACGATGATGCGCAAGAAGGTCATCATGCATGTCCCCTGTTTAATAGCTTGAATTTCATCACGTATGTGCGAACTCATCGATACTTAGTTGTCTCAATCTCATCATCACTCATGCTGGCTGTTCCTTTCCTGCCAGTGTGCGCAGAGAGCTTTGCTATGTTGGCGCATCCGGCAAGGCTCTCTGCATCTTTTTGCGATGCCGATTGCAACACGCATTCACCTAGGCGTCGATCTACGGAATTCCTCGGGAGGGTTGCTGCATGAGCGCTCCTGAAACCCTCCACATTAGCGACTTACCATGCGAAATCCGGTTGGGCGACGTGCTCGACCGTTTGCGTGAGATGCCTGACAACTCCGTTGATTGCGTGGTGACCTCGCCACCCTATTGGGGGCTGCGCGATTATGGGGTTGATGGGCAGCTGGGGCTTGAGCCGACGCTAAAAGAGCATCTCGACAAGATGGTTGAGGTGTTCGAGGAAGTTCGGCGCGTGCTGAAACCAGAGGGCACTTGTTGGATCAACTATGGCGATTGCTATGCGACCACTCCGGCAGGGCATAAAGCGGGTGCAGATGGGCGGATCCGGCGCGAGAATGATGATCGGACATTTACTCAAAAGCCCTTCTCGACCATCCAAGGCACCTTGAAGCCTAAAGACCTTTGCATGGTACCGAACCGGCTCGCAATTGCATTGCAAGATGCTGGATGGTGGGTTCGTGGCGAGATCATCTGGGCAAAACCCAATCCGATGCCGGAAACCGCTCGCGATAGACCAGCGGTGGCCCATGAGAAGATCTGGCTTCTGACTAAGTCGCCTCGCTACTTTTACGACAAAGAAGTGGTCAAGCAACCTGTTTCAGGCGGAACAAAATCTCGCGGTAAAAAGCGGAAACCACCAATAGATCAAGCAGGTCAGGGCCATAAGGATTGGTGCTCTTACATGCGAGAGGATGAAGATGTGCAGCAAACGCATCGCAATCTCCGCAATTATGAGCCTGCACCTGTCGCCGTCTGGAAGGTGGGCTCTCGACCTTTCCCCGGTGCGCACTTTGCAACCTTTCCACCAGAACTAGCGCAACGCTGCATTGAGGCGGGATGTCCGCGAGGCGGTGTTGTTTTGGACCCGTTCGGCGGCGCTGGCACGACTGGTTTAGTCGCGCTGCGGCATGGCAGGCGAGCGATCCTGATTGAACTCAATCCAGAGTATGCAGCGATTGCGCAAGAGCGCATCGAGAAGGACTGGATGGGGCCTGCCGAGTTGAAAGTCAATCAAGCGGTGCCTGAGCCTGATGTGGGTCCGTTGTTCACTAACCTGGAGCCGATGGAGGTTTGTAGTGTGTGAATTTCAGAATGTTGAGGAGTGGCATCGCGAGGTTTCGCGGAGCGACTTGGAAGCAAGCACTCGGCTCGTGCTGTTTGCGCTGAGCCTTTTCGCAAATCGTATGGGCGAGGGTGTTTGGGCATCCGTTGGGACGCTGGCAGACCGAACCGGACTGAGTAAGCCATCGGTGATTAAGCATCTGAAGCTTGCAGAGGTGTCCGACTGGATCGTCGTGAAGCGTCATGATGCCGACGGGGCAAAGCTCACGCGAAACGAATACTCGCTCAAATTTCCTGAAGTGGGAGGTGTGACATGAATGATGGTCGCAGGGCTTGGAGTTGGAGGCAGGCGTTTAGCAAGTCAGACCTCGCACCAACAACCAAGCATGTGTTGCATACTCTGGCGCTGTTCATGAACGAGATGGGCGAGAGCTGTTACCCGTCAATCGACCAGTTGATTGAGCATAGCAGCCTGAGCAAAAACGCAATCATGAAGCACCTTGAAGTGGCAAGAGATGCGGGTTGGGTCTCGATCTCTCAGCATGGTTTTAAAGGGCAAAGATGGAAGCGAAAAGACTATGTCGCTCGATGGCCAGAGAGGAAATTGGATGCACCAAGCTTAACTGAGCGTATTGTTAATACTGCTGAGAGTGAAGAAGAAGGCGGTGCATGTGGTGGACTACCTCCCTTAAAAAAGGTGGTGCACGAGGTGGACGAAGGTGGTGCACGTGGTGGACCTAACGTGGTCCATGAGGTGGACCAAGATAAGAACAACCCACTTAACAATCCAATACCAATCCATATGAGAGAGAGCGCGCGTGAGAGCGAGAATGTAAAAAATGACAATAAGGGCAAAGTCTCTCATGAAACGTGGGTTCGAAGGCTGAAAAAGGTTCATGCAAGCTGGTCGACGTTTGCATCGGATAGTGCCGACTCCGCTGAGAAGGCTTGGTTTGATCTGACCGAGGATGAGCGGTTGCAAGCATCTTCGAAGGCAAGTGCTTACGAGCGGCACTGCAAGCAAATTGGTCGAACCAAAATGTGTGCGTTTGCCGTCTATCTCAAGGAAAAACGCTGGGAGAAGCTTCCATCGAAAGCGACTGGCAGTGGTACGGCAGAGCCCGCCAAACCGTTCGGCAAGCTCTGGGGTGTCTACCGCTTTGCTGATTTGCTCCAGCCTCACTACGGCAACTTTCCGAAACCTTCGGCTTTTCTTGCTGGGCTTTTGAAGGGAGACGGGGAGGCGGCTGAGCGAGAGAAGCGGCAACGCAGGGCACAATATGGATGGCCTCGGGTCAACGCCATGCAGCACCGGGCGCAGACAAGCTCGAAGGGTGTGACGGTTGCCAATGAGCTGGTTCCCCTTGCGGATGAGTTCTCTCAGGTGAAAGTCGGCTCTGAACTCTGGAAGGCTTGGGAGAAGCTGCATGAGGAGCGCGGCTGGCCTTGGTTTGGTGTTGATCGCGATTTGCCTGAGTGGGTCTACATGCCGAAGCTCGACGGGACTGATGTGGGGCTCATCGATGATAATAAACCTGAGGCTTTGCTTGGGGCGGTGAAGAGGGCTCTTGAAAACTTTGAGGCTGTGCACGGCCAAATTATCAATACCACAACAGCAACTCAGGAGGCTGCTGAATGAACGGACCAAGGAACATTGGTGGGAACGCGATCTGTAGAGTTTACTCGACTGTTCAAGCCTTGGTTCGTATTGCCGAGCTTGATTGGATTGTGGTTCAGACTAATCCTCGCTGCGAATTGCGGGCTTGTTCCAGCATTGATGCGACTGGAGCGCTTACTTACCTGCCGATGATTCCTGCGCTACGAAAGCGGAAACGAGGAAAGAAGGCGATTGAGACAAGCAAGCCAATGTTCTCGCGTTACTTGTTTGTCGGGTTGAACCGCAAGGCGGGAATGACCTGTGATCAGGTGCGCAGCTGTGATGGTGTGGAAAAAATTCTTGCGGTTGAACCTGAGGCTCCCGCGTACTTGGTGCCAGCTCGGGAAATGGAGCTGATCATGGAGGCTGAGAAATCTGCGCAGCTAGAGAAGAAAAGCGTAGAAGGTCAGGCATTTGAGATTGGTGACAACGTAGTGCTGATCGCTGGTGCGTTCGTTGATTGCAGGGGGCAAGTTCAGGACATCAAGCCAAATGGAGAGAGCCTGCGAGTGGAGCTGGATGTGTTTGGACGAAGCACAAACGTGATCGTACCACTTGACAAAGTGGCACTGCGTTAACCATCATGTCGCTCAGGATGACCACCGTGGATCTCCGGAGCCTGGGCAGGCCAAGGGCCGCCATACCAAACAGAGCGAGCTGGACGCGGGGCCCAGTCAACACAAGACGCCGAATGGCGGAGTTGGCGCGAAGAGTTTCTATGGAATTTTGACACGCATGCGGTGCGTTTAACTGGTTCGCTGATGAGGCGGGCCTTTTTTCTGTTTGGGTCACGTTGGCAGATTACGGACGCTCACAAGAGGCTCAAGCCTATCGCAAGTGGTACAAGACTGCGCGATGGAGGCGGCGGCGGGCTGATCATCTGGCAGAGAATCCTCTCTGTGTGATGTGTTCGAAAGTTGGCATCCTCAATGACGGGAGCAAGAAACTGGATGGCTCTCCTCAACCACACAAGCGGCGGCGGTTCCTAGTCTGCGACCACATACAGCCACACCGTGGCGATGAATACCTCTTCTACTTTGGCGACGTTCAAACCCTCTGTCCTGATCATCATGACATCGTGAAGCAGCGCGAAGAGCAGCGCGGTTACAGCTCCGAGGTCGATGAAAGCGGATGGCCAGTCGATCCCAACCACCCGGCGAACAGGTAGGGGGTGGGGTCGATTTCTCCCACCGCGAAAGTTGAGGACCGGAGGGGGAGGGTTTTCTCACAAAAAGTGGGAATTGGAGACAAAAAGCCACTTGGAACAAGGGTTTGAAGGAGCTGACAGGTGAAGGGCAGAACACCCAACGGCAATGAAAACGTTGTTCCACTCACGGGGACCAACAACCCAGATGCTCTGCGCGAACGTGGCAAGCAGCTCGCCGCTGATATGAAGCCAGACCACCTGACCAAGGGTGGCAGTAAAGTTTATGATCGCATTGCACCTCATGTGTGCAACCCGCTTGTGTCTCGGCTCAACTTCTACAACATGGAAAGTTTCGTTCTCATGTGTGAGGCACTTGCCAGACATGAGACCTTGCGCAAGTACCTGATCACTCCCGGCGTTGGTGAAACCTATATCTCCGAGACACGCAATGGGGAGCAAATCAAGAACCGGCCTGAGGTTGCTCAGCTCAATGAGACCTTTCGCCAGTTCCTCACGGTAGCACGTGACTTCGGATTAACTCCTGCAGCAGAGCGCGGGCTTAAAGCCAATCCAGCTCAAGGCCAACTGGATCTCGATGAAGACGACTTTGCTTGATGCGAACCAATCCTGAAATAGATCCAGTTACCGCGTGGGCTGAGGATGTAGTCGCGGGGCGCGTGATTGCAGGTCCCCACATACGTCACACCTGTGAGCGCCACTTGCGCGATCTGGATGAAGCAGGCAAGCGCGGATTCTATTTTGATCGCGAAGAAGCTCTGAAGGTCATTGAGTTTTTTCCCAAGCGGTTGCGGCTCAATGGCGGCGACTTTGAAAATAAGCGGTTCCATCTTCATCCATCACAGCAGTTTCGTGTTGGGTCGCTGTTTGGCTGGAAGAACAAAGAAACCGGGATGCGTCGGTTTCGGCGCATGTACGATGAAGAGGGCAAGGGAAACGGCAAGTCTCCAATGCTTGCGGGCGTTGGTCTGGTCGGACTTGTCAGGGAAAGGGAACCGCGAGCAGAAGTCTACGCAGCGGCTTCAAAAAAAGATCAAGCGCAAATTCTGTTCAAAGATGCTGTTGCGATGGTGCAGCAATCTCCTAGCTTGAGTAACCGCATAAAGACGCTGGGAATCGATCCGGTTTACTCTCTGGTCTACCGCGCGAAAGATGGTGGCAAGCGTGAGTTTAAACCGCTCTCCTCCGATGAAGGGAAGTCAGGGTTACGCCCCAGTGTTGCACTTTGCGATGAGGTTCACGAGCACAGAAACCGCGAGACCATCGATATGTTGGAGCGTGGGTTCAAGTTCCGTAAGCAGCCGTTGTTGCTTATGGCAACCAATGCCGGGGTAGATCGTAACGGGATTTGCTATGAAGAAAGAACTCAAGCCATCAATGTCGCTTCTGGTCTTGTAGAAGATGACACGACTTTCTCATTTGTCTGCGGACTGGATGAAGGCGACAATTGGTTGGATGATCCATCTTGCTGGGTCAAGGCGAACCCATTGCTTGGCACGATCCTGACTGAGGATTATCTCCAGCTCCAAGTTAATCAAGCCAAGATGATGCCGGGGAAAAAGAACGGCATCGCCAGACTTCACTTTTGTGTCTGGACAGAGGCGGACAATGCGGCATTCAAACAGGAAGTATGGCGCTCGTGTCTTGATGCAGAGCTGACAATCGAAAGCCTGATCGAGGCGGGCTATCCGTGTTACGGCGGTTTAGATCTTTCCCGCGTTCGTGACTTCACTGCGTTTACGCTGACCTGGGTTCTTGATGACACCCCAGACAAGGAAGTGTTTGCTTCCTTCACTTGGTTTTGGACACCAGAGGACACGCTTCGTGAGCGGGCAGCAGAAGATCAAGCGCCATATGACATGTGGGTCGAGCAGGGCTTCATTGAGGCGGTGAAGGGCAAGCGGATTTCTTACAGGTGGGTAGCTGAAGCGCTAAAGGAGATTTGCGCAAAGGCCCATCCAGAGGAGATTGGCTGCGACGAGTACGGCTTGGAGCAACTTCAGGACCACTTAAACGAGATCGGTGCAGACCTGCCTATGACGGCACATCCGCAAGGCTTTCAAAAGCGGATTCTCGACAGAGACAAGGAGCAACCTGAGGGTGCTCAGGAAGTCTACTTGTGGATGCCCGATTCCATAAACAAGTTGGAAAATGCTGTGTCTGAGGGCCGTATTCGAATTGCCTCTAATCCCATGATGAACACTTGCGCAGCAAACGTCGCTTACAAAGAGAATAGAACCGGACACCGGATGCTCGACAAGCAAAAAGCAACGGGTCGCATCGACGGCATGGTTACTCTGGCGATGTCGATTGGTGTTGCTACATGCCGCGAGCGTTTTGATAGCGGACCTGCTGCGACGCCGTGGGACAATGACCCTAACTTCAAATTGGTGGCTTCATGAAAATCCCAACGATCAAGCGGGCTGAAAAGCGCAGCACACTCGAAGATCCTAGTGTGTCGCCAACTGCTGAGAATTTTCTGCAGTCCTTCGGGATGGCCAATTACACTTCAAAGGGCGGAACGGTTGTTACCATTGATGCGGCTTTGAGTATTCCAGCGATCTGGTGTGCGGTGAATTTCATTGCGTCCACCTTGGCGAGTTTGCCGCTGCATGTTTATGACCGGACAGGGGATGACCGTAAGCGTGTAAGAGATGGCATCGCAGACATTCTCGGTTTTGCAGTCAATGATGAGACAACCTCGTTTGAGTGGCGCTATCATTTTTTCATGAACGTGCTGACAGGTGGTAGAGCATTTACTTTTGTCGAGCGCAACAAACGGGAGCAGGTCATCAATCTATGGCCGCTTGATCCTTCAAAGGTGACAATCGTTCGCCGGGTTGGTCGCACCTTCTATGAATATCGTGATGGTAAACGTACGCTGGTCTATGAAGCGCGTGAGATCATCGACCTGGCATTCATGATGCAGGGCAACTTGCTCAAGCATCGCGGTCCGCTTGCTGCATGTGCTCAAGCTATTGGCCTGATGATTGATTCCAACAGCTACGCCAGTAACTATTTCAATAATGGTGGTGTGCCGCCTTATGTGGTGACTGGTAACTTTCAAACCAAGGAAGCTATCAAGCGTGCGGCTGAAGAGTTTGAAGGCACAATCTTAGATGTGCTGGCCAAGCGTCGGAATGCATTCACTTTGCCCAATGGCATGGAGATCAAGACGGTTGGTTCCGATCCAGACAAGAGCCAACTCATCGAGACTAAACGATTTGGGATCGAGGAAGTTGCTCGCATTTACCAGTTGCCACCCGCATTCCTGCAGGATCTCACAGGTGCAAAGTTCAACAATGTTGAACAGCAGGACTTGCATCTGACGAAGCACACCATCCGCCGATGGGTGAACCAGCTTGAGCAAGAGCTAAACCTAAAGCTCTTTGGCCGCTCAAACCGTAACCAGTTTGTTGAGTTCAATATGGATGGCCTGCTGCGCGGTGACTTCAAGACCCGCATGGAAGGCTATGCGACAGGCATCACGCACGGCGTGCTAATGCCAAATGAGGCGCGTCGGCGTGAGAACTTGAGTGATGCTCCAGAAGGCAAACATCTCTTCATTCAAGGCGGAACATTCCCAATCAACTATCAACTCAATCTGCCAGCGCCGAAGGCTGGTGCTGCGCCTAAGAAAGAGGGCGACGATGAAGCATGAAACTCGCATGGGGCAAGCCGTTGAAGTCCGTGAAGGTGACGATGGCGAGGGCATCCGCGTAACTGGATATGCGGCGGTCTTCAATCAAGAAACGGATATTTGCGGATTCTTCAGAGAGCGAATTTTGCCGGGGGCTTTCTCGGATGCAATCGGAAAAGACGATGTTGTCTTTCTGGTCAATCATCATGGGTTGCCTCTCGCTCGGACACGCTCAGGCACCTTGAAGTTGTCCGAAGATGATCACGGCTTGAAGATAGAGACTGAGCTTGATCCAAATGATCCCGATGTGCAGGCGCTCATTCCCAAGATGCAGCGCGGTGATCTGGATAAAATGTCGTTCGCTTTTTCGGCTGTCAAAGAGACATGGGACGAAACGGTCGATCCTCCGATGCGTGATGTTGTGAAGGCCGCACTCTATGATGTCTCGGTTGTTACGAACCCCGCTTATGAGGGAACAGAAATTGGCCTGCGTAGTTTGCAGACCCATCGTGAGAACCTTTCCCCGCAACGAAAATCATCCGCTGTTTCTGTGAGTAAGCGGCGGATGCAGTTGGGCCTTGTTCAAATGGAACAGGCAAACAGCAAATAGGCTGCGCCCATTTGCTTTCTCTCGCGTCTAGTCGGCGCTTTCTTCAAAAAACTGGAGCTATGAAATGAGCAAGCTTAAAGAGCTGCGCGAGAAGATGGCGCGCATTGCCACGAACGCTCGTGCAAAACTTGATGAAATTAAAGACGATACAACAGAAGAACGTGCAGCCGAGATCGAAGGTGAATTCGATACTATGATGGCTGATCACGCAAAGCTGGAAAAACAGGCTGAGCGTGAAGAAAAGCTAGAAAAGGCTGAGCGTTCTGCCAACGCTGGTGATGAGCGTCGCCCTCATGGTGATGGTGATGAAGGTCGCGGCGTTGATGAAAATGAACCCGTAACTTATCGAAGCGCGTTTGGTGAGATGCTGCGCAGTGCTGGTGATCTTTCTGCGTTGCCGCAAGAGGTGCGCGAAGTGCTGCGGCAGGGCATTGCTGAGTTTCGTGCGCAGTCAACGGCAACTGGTGCTGCTGGTGGCTTTACCGTGCCAGAAGAGCTGGAATCTGGCCTCATTCAAGCAATGGCAGACTTCGGCCCTATGTACGATGAGGACATCTGTACTGTTCTTACCACCACTGGCGGCAATCCTATCCCGATGCCAACGATTGATGACACCGACAAATCAGGTGATGCCCATACAGAAGGTGGCGAGCCGAAAGACGATGGCAGCGGCGATATCGAGTTCGGTCGCTTCACGTTGAATGCGTATGCGTTCAACACGCCATTTGTTAAGTTTTCACTGGAACTGGCTCAGGACAGCATTCTTGCGATGGAAACCCTGATCAAGACGCTGCTCGGTGAGCGTCTTGGTGTCATTGCAAACAGACAGCTCACCTTGGGTGCTGGTGGTGGTGGTGTCGCGGGTATTGTTCCTGCGGCTCCTTTGGGCAAAGAGACTGCTTCCAATGCTGCAATTACCTCGGATGAAATTCTGGAATTCATTCATTCGGTAAACCCAGCTTATCGCCGCTCCCCGAAAGCTCGTGCAATGTTCAATGACAACACTTTGCTGGCGGTCAGAAAGCTGAAAGACGGGCAGGGCAACTACCTGATCACCGAAGCTCCAGATGGTACGGGGCGGTTGCGGGTTGGTGCGGTGAGTGTTCCTTACTCAGTGAACCAAGAAATGCAGAGCATTCAGGCGAATGCGAAACCAATGCTGTTTGGCGACTTCTCCAAGTACTACGTGCGCAAGGTCGGAAGTCCGATCCTTGGCGTGATGAAAGAGCGGTTCTGGCCGAATGTTGGCATTGCAGGTCTTATTCGCTTTGACGGCGGCTTGGGCGATGAGCGTGCAATCAAGCATCTGGCGATGCCGGGTTAATCAACCTGGGTGTTGAAACAGTCGGGCGGTGATGCCGTCCGACTTTTTTGAATTGGAGAACGTCATGCAAGTTAAGCTTTTGATTTCTCGATCTGGTCCAACTCTTTCCCAGCAAGCTGGTGAGATCGTTGATGTGCCGATCAAGGAAGGTAATCGAATGATCGCGGCTGGTCAGGCTGTAAAGATTGCACAGGCTAAGCCTCGCAAGGCAGCGCGTCGTACGCGTGCTCGCAAAGCTACTGCCAAGGCTGATGCATCTAAGTAACGGGCTATCAGATGACAACTCATTTTGATGATCGCGGATATTACGAGCGAGTGAGCGGACCAGTTGAGGCGCTGCTCTCTTTGCAAGACGTAAAGCGACAGGTCTGCGTGAAGCACTCGGATGATGACGATATTCTGCAGCGCTTGATTGGGACGGCAACAGAGTTTCTCGATGGTCCGTCCGGTTGTCTTGGTCAGGCGCTGGTCACGCAAGTCTGGCGCTGCGCGTGGTCGCGGCCACCTTGCGGCAATCAAAAACTGAAGCTGCCTTGTGGTCCGGTCCAGAAAATCGAGAGCGCTTCTTACTTCGATACTGATGGCAATGAACACTCAATTGATCCCGCCAAGCTCTGGCTGCTTCGCAGGTCAAGTGAAACCAAAGTGTTTCCGGGAACTGGCTTTGCATGGCCGTCTATGTCGGACCACCCAGAGGCATTGAGCATCACGTTCACTGTTGGATATGGTTCATCTGCTGACGTTCCCAGCGATATCATTCATGCCGCTCATTTGATGGTTGGGAACTGGTACGAACACCGTGAACCTGTTGTGGTGGGCACCATTGCCAGTGAGCTGCCTTTGAGCGCTCAACGCTTGATCGACAAGAATCGTGTTGGCTGGGTAAGCGGTTAATCTCTTCAAGGATAATTTGATATGCGGGCAGGCAAGCTCAGAGACACCGTGATCTTTCGGCGCAATACTCCTGTGCCTGATGGCAGGGGCGGTGCTGAAGATAAGTGGGGTGATTTGTTTGAGACCTGCTGTGAGCTTCAGATGTCCAAAGGTCGGGAGCGGGTAGCGGCTGGTACGATTAGTGCTCCTGCCTCTGGGGTTTTGCATGTCCGTTATTGCTCTCAAGCAGCAAGCCTGAGCGAAAAAGATATCGCTGTGATCGATAGTGAGATCTACAACATCCGCTCAATCATCGATCCAGATCGGCGTAAGCGGCGCTTGGAGCTGGTTGTTGAGCGCGGGGTCGCGGTCTGATGGCTGACGGCATCAAGATTGATACGCGAGCTATTGAGAAGCATCTAGCTCAAGCTCGCCAAATGATCCCAGCTATCGACGACGAAATGAAAAAGGCCAACAAAAAGAGTAGCAAAGAGTTCGTTGATCTTGCCAAGGGCCTTGTCACTAGAGATCATGGTGATCTCGCAGAGTCCCTTGAATATCGTGAGGTCGATGATGGCATCGCAACCTTCACACAAAAGGGCGGCAAGACTTCCAAGTCATATGCGACTTCGAGCGCGTGGGGTGTTTACGGCTTATGGCGCTGGTTCCTCATTGAGTATGGAACTGTGAAAACTGCCGCGCAGCCATTCATCAATCCAGTTCGCAGGCTGCTCAAGCGTCGTCATCAACGGCGTATGAGCACTGCGCTCAATCGAGCCTATAAGAGAGCTTTCAAAAAATGATGGAGTTCGCCGTTGCGTTGCAGGACTGGCTATATCGCACTCTGACCACTCCAGTCATTGAAGGGGTTCGAGGTGTTCATGACCACAAACGCAAAGATGGTTCTGACTATCCGTTGATTGAGATGGGTGAAGTCAGCGATGTTCCAGATGATGCGCATGGTGCACTTGGTGGTGAGCATGTCATCACGCTTCACATCTGGTCGCGCTCACCTGGGCAAACGGAATTGAAGACAATCATGGCTGAGATTTATCAGCGATTGCATGATGTGGGCGTTGATATCAATGGGCCTTCAACCTGCTTCTCGTTGGTAGAGCATACCCAATCGCTAGAAGATCCTGACGGGGTCACACGCCATGGCGTGATGGCGGTTCAATTTACTATCCGAAAACTGGAGAGCTAAGCATGGCTGGTGCAGAATCCCAAGGCAAGCTGATGTTGATTCAGCTTGGCAATGGCGGTGACCCTGAAACGTTTGAAAGCGTGTGTGGGGTTAAAGATAAGAGCCTTTCGATTAACAACGAAGTGGTCGATACCACGCGGCCTAATTGTGATAATCCAAGTGCCCCTCTTAACTACTCAGGTGCTTACGGTATCCGAACAATTTCCCTCAGTGGCAATGGTGTGGCTACCAGTTCTGAGACTTATCAGCGAGTTGTACAACACGCTGTTGGGCAGGTGTATGCCAACGCAAAAATTATTGTTCCTTTATGGGGCACTTTTACTGGGACGGTGGTCTTCAACAAGGTTGATGTGAGCGGTCCGATGCAAGGTGAGTTGGAGTTCTCTCTTGAGCTAACCATGACTGGTGACATCACCTTTGAATTGGATGTGCTCACATGAGAAAACCCAACAAATCGCGAGGTGAAGTGGCTTGCACCTTCAACGGCAGTGATGTGATTTTGTGCGCGAACATGCAAGCGCTCGATCAGATTGATGCTGAACTTGATCTCTCCATCTCTGAAATCATGGCTGGTCTTCAGAGCGGAAAGATCCGCGTCATCAAATCCTGCTTTGAAGCCATGATCGTTGAAGGTGACGCGGACGCGGCGTTAAAAAAAACGGTTGGCATTCTGGGTTTTTCTGATCTTGCCGGAAAAATTGTTGAGGCTCTTGTTCCTGAGGCTGATGAAGCAGATGCGGCGGGAAAGGGCAACGCAGCGGAGAGCGATCACTAACGCGCTTTCCGCTGCGTGAGTGGATGCAGTGGATGCCTGTGCTCGGATGGACGCCAGAGGTTTTCTGGAAGGCGTCCATCAGTGAGCTGTATGCGGCAATGGATGGATACAACAAAGCGAATGGGCTTGGGCCTGATGAGAGTGACATCACCGAAGATGATCACGTCGAGCTGAGAGAGTTGGTAAATCGATATGGCTAGCAAGGTTGAGCAGAAGCTAATCACAACTTACGAAGCTCGCGTGACCGACGTAGAGCGGCAGATGAAAAAGGTTGAGCGTGCTCAAAAGAAAGCGTTCAACGATAATCAGATCAAGAGGTTTAACAAGTCTATCGGTCAGTCTGGCACTGCTGCTGGAAAGATGCGTAATACCTTCTCTCAAGCAGGTCGTTCTGTTGCTATCCTTGAGGGTCCGCTTGGTGGTGTCTCCGGTCGTCTCGGTGCGGTCGGTGGTGCTTTGGGCAGCGTCAATCCAGCACTGGTTGCGGCTGGTGTCGCAATGGCTGCATTCGCTGGTGTTTCTGTTAAAGCTGTTAAAGCCTTTGAGGCGTTTGAAGTGCAGCAAAAGCGTACTGATGCGGTGCTCAAAGCGACGGGCTTTTCTGCTGGTCGTACATCCAAGCAGCTAGAGCAGCTTGCTCAAGGTGTCGGACTTGATACGCTTGCCAGTACAACTGGTGTTCGAGATGCAATTGCTCAGCTCTTAACATTTCGATCCGTAGCAGGAACAACCTTTGATCGCACGATCAAGCTTAGTCAGGATCTGGCGGCTGTTGGCTTTGGAACTCTCTCAAGCTCTGCGGTGCAGTTGGGTAAGGCTCTGGAAGATCCGGTGACTGGCTTGTCTGCGCTTCGCCGTGTTGGCGTATCGTTCACTCAAACTCAGAAAGATATGATCAAAAACTTCATGGCCACGGGGCAGGTCGCGAAGGCACAAAACGCAATCCTTGATGCGGTAGAAAAGCAAGTCGGTGGTGCTGGTGCAGCTGCTGGCGGTGGATTGGCTGGGGCTTACGATGGTCTTGCGGAATCCACTCAGATCTTGCTCGAGCGTTGGGGGCAGCAGATTGCAAGCGCCACTGGTCTAACGGATGCAATCCGAGGCATTGCCGGGGCGGTTGATGAGGTCAATCAGAAAGCTACTCCTAAGGGACAGCTTGAAACTGTCAATAACCAGATTGCGCGTACTCGTGAAGTGATTGGTGCGTACAACAGCAATCCACATACTGCGCCATGGGTGAATGCAGCGGAAGGTGAGGAGAAGCTACTCAACGAGTTGCTCGCAAAGCGCCAAGAGATTTTGAGAAAGATCGATCAAGATAGCGTTGATGCTTATGGAGCTTATTCCAAAAGCTTGAAGGTTCAGGAGTTGGCGGCGACTGAGCGCATTGAAAGCGTGATTGCTGCCCAGCAGAAGATACTTGAGACAGCCAAGAAAACACCACTGCAACGGGTAATCGACACGAACCTAAGCAGTGCCGGGGTGACTGCTGACAGTGATGAAGGCAAGCGGATTGTTGACATTACAAAACGTGCCTTTGCGATGCAGACAGAGAGCAAGGCGCGAACCAAAGTTGCCAGTGCTGCCAAGAAACAGTCGGACAAAGTCAAGGAAGTTATCAAAGCGCTTGAGATAGAGCGCGAGCAGATGGGCATGAATGCAACTCAGCGTCGGGTGCAAAATGCGCTGCTCAAAGCTGGAAGTGCTGCAACTGAAGAGCAGAAGGAAAAGATTGAACAGCTCGTTGTTGCTAACGAGAATTGGACAAAGAACAATGAGATGGCAATGGAAGCCGCTTCATTCATGGGGCAGCATGTCCAAGATCAGTTTTCTGCTATCACCAGTCAGATTGAAACTGGCAACGATGCTCTGGATAGCTTCATTCAATCCATGCTCGATGCGACGATGCAGGCTTCGTTGTTTGGAACTGGTCCGCTTGGCTCGATGTTTGGCGGTGGTGGTCCCGGTTCTACTGGTGGCGGTCTGGTCTCTAGCCTTGCATCCATAGCAACTTCATTCCTTGGATTTGATAAGGGTGGTTGGACGGGTCCGGGGGGCAAGTACACTCCTAAAGGTATTGTGCACGGTGATGAGTACGTGTTCTCTAAAGAGGCGACTAGGAAGCTTGGTGTTGCCAATCTTGATGCGCTGCATAAAAGCGCCAAAGGCTTTGCAAGAGGCGGCTTCGTCGGTGGTCCTGTTCCCATGATCCCGAAACCTGCTGCAATTCCTGCACCAGCAAACCGCAATACTCCTTCTGAGATCCGGTTGGTGGTTGAGGGCAGTTCTGAGTTTGATGTCAGAGTGGCCGGCGTTGCTGGTCCTGTTGCTGTGCAAATCGTCGATCAAGCTAAACCTGGCATCATCAAAGCAGCCACTGCTCAGTCCCGTGGGAACGTGGTCAATGACCTGAATGCTTACGAGCAAAACAAGGGGGGAGGCTGGCTTGGCTAACTTTATTCATTGGCCATTCAAGCTGTTTGCGATGCGGGGTAAACCAGCCTTTCACCAGCGGCCTTTCACAAGACAGGGTGGTGCTACGCTGGGTGGCCGCGATCTTGTAACGCAAACCGACTTAGGTTTCTGGCGGGCTGTGTTTCCAAACATCATGGTGATGTCAAATGATATGCACCACGAGGAAGCTTGGAATGCAATCCAAGTTGCATTGCAGGGGCGAACTGGCTTGGTGATCGTTCCGGCTTACTGCACGGGATCACGGCTGCAGCAGCTCGCAAAGACACAAAGTGCTCTGGCAACCCACTCTGATGGGTCCACGTTTTCCGATGGCACGAAGTATTCCAGTGAGCCACCTTTGGTTCAAATGGAAGAAGACGCACAGATCGGTGCAACTGTTGTGAAGCTTCGCGCTTTGCGTGAAGGGTTGAGCCTGACGGGCATCAAGTACAGTTACTTTCATGCGCTTTACCAAACGGGTCCGGTAATCGCAAAAAAGGGGAACGTGGTTCAAGTCCCAATCTTTCCTGCGACGCGGGCTAAAATTCCGGCAGGTTCTATTCTCACAGTGAAAGAGCCAACGTGCCTGATGCATCTTGCCTCAGATAATGAGATGGACATTGTTCACGGTGTGTCACCGATCACAAACAAGACGCTGAACTTTGTCGAGGCAATCGATTACTGGGATAAGGTCGCAGCTGAATGAGTGCCCGCAAAGTGATGATCCTGATGAAGATGGATTTTCCTCAAGGAACCTCTCGCTTCTGGTTTGGATCTTGCCCTTACATTGATGCAAATGGTGATCACTGGCGAGCTGCCGGGGAACTCCCGGAATCAGCTTTAAGCACGCTGCAATATTCCTTTTCTGGTGAGGCCGTGGTTATGGAGGTTGGCCTGTCTGGCGTTCCTCAGGACATTGCCGACCTGGCTTATGAAGAAACTCAGGAAGATGATGTCATCGGGTCTGAAGTGCAGATTTTATTGCAATCTTGTGATCAGTACTTTCAGCCTGTTGGAGATCCAATCGTCAAGTTTACAGGTGAAATCATTGATCTGAATTTTCACAAAGCAGCGACGGGTGATCAGGCTCAACCTCACATCAAGCATGAAGTGATCGTAGTTGTTGCGAATGTGTTCCATGCCCGCAAATCGCGGCGCAATGCTGTGCTGTCGGATTCAGATCAAAAAGCGCTGTCGCTTAAACTCAATCCTGACCTTCTTCCAGATCTGTCATGTGAACGAGTGACCCTCATGAACGAGCAAACTATCACATGGCCACGTGCCTGAATAACCTGCAAGGTTGGCTGTCAGATCGACGTGACATGCGCTTCGATCCCGGCAAGGCTGACTGTTGCTTGGTCCTTGCCGATTGGGCGTGCTTCAACGGCTATCCCGATGGTGCTCAGTTTCTGCGCGGCACCTACTCAACCACTGAAGAGTTGAATGAACTGCTCACAACATCTGGCGGGGCTTTAGGTTTGGTTGAAGGTTGTGTTGCAATCGCGGGCCTGCTGGAAACGCGCTCTAGGAAGATCGGTGACATCGGGGTTGTCGGCAGTTTGCATAACCCGCTCCGGCAGTGGGGAGCGATCTGGGACGGGCTCAACTGGCAGGTTCATTGGCGGGATGGTTTTGAAACCATTCACGCACCAGCTCTGAAAATCTGGAGTGTTTGATGCCTCATGCTGTTGCATTGGGTGTTGCGTTCGTATTGTCGAACGGAGCGGCCATACTTGGTGCATCCGTTGCGACGCAAGCTATTCTTGCGGGTGCTGCGGTGTCCTCTGTTGGTGTTGGGATTATCGGTGTCGGCTTGTCAGCCGGTGTTGGTTATGCCGTCAAGGAGTTGGCGGGCACTCAGCGTCGGCAGAGTAATGCAGCTCCCTTGCCAAGTGTTGCAGATGGCAAAGTCAATCAACGGCAAAGCGTACCGTCTCGGTCGTTTGCTTATGGGTTGGTGCGCAAGGCTGGAGACATGATGTTTCTGGAGGAGCGTGACGGGACTGCTTACATGATCATCGCGCACGCTTCTCATGAGATAGATGGGTTTGTTGAACACTACCTGAGTGATGCAGCGGTGGAGATTGATGAAGATGGCAACGTCATAAAATCGCTGAGCAATGATGAGGATGCATCTAAGTATTACCGCCTCAGTGGTAAAGCTAAAGTCATTATCAAAGAGAGGTTGGGCACTCCGGTTGGTGAGCCGTATTCCGAGCTGGTCACGAAGTTTAGTGACATCTGGAGCGACGACCATCGCGGCGACAACATCGCCAGCACGCTTGTGATTTGTAAGAGCGTCAGCGCTCAGCATCATAGAACGGTGTATCCGCATGGATATCCGACAGTGACATCTTTGGTTCGGGCTAAGCGCGTTTTAGATCCTCGAACTGATGAGGTTGCCTTTAGCAGGAACCTTGCGCTTCACCGTCTTGATCTCTTGCTATCTCCGTATGGCGGTGCTTTGAAGGCTGACCGGATTAATCTTGAGAGTTGGGCTAATGCTGCTGCTGTCGCTGATGAGCAGGTCACCAACTTCCAAGGGGATCAAGAGCCTCGATATCATGGTGGTTTCAGTGGCCGTGAGAACAATGACCCCACTGAGGTTGCAAGGTTGATTGATGAAGCGGGTGAACTGCTGCTTTATGTTGACCCGCAAGGCAAGGTGGCGGTGCATGCCGGGGAGTGGGTAGAGCCTGACATTCACTTGAAAACAGCAGACATCAAGGAAGTGACCTTCCTGTCAAACCGGAATCCAAACTCGAATGTGAAATCTGTTCGGGGCCTTTGGACCAATCCAGAGCTGAACTATACCGAGGATGATGCAGTCATCTGGGGTGATCCGTATGTGGATGAGAACGATCCCAGGTCGCGAACCGTTGATAACGAATGCATCCAAAGTCACAACCATATGCGGCGCAAACAGAAGCTCAAATACACTCGTGCGACGGCTCCGCGAGTGCGGATTGTGTGTGACTACTTTGCATCTGAGAACCTGCCGTTTCGACGCTTTATCAAGATCACAGAACCGCCTCATCTGGTGGATGCCTATCTGGAACTTATTGGAACTCCGATCTTGGATCTCAACAATTTTACCCACCAGTTTGAGGCAATCGTTGTTCCTAAGAGCCTTTACGATTTTGAACCTGAGGAGGAGGGCGAAAAGGGTGATCCTCCTCAGCGCATTGGTTCCTCTGCATTGCCGATTGTCACCAGCTTCACGATTGCATTTGAACAGCAGGGGCAGAGCTTGATTGCTGAGGCGAGCTTCTCGCGTAACTCCGAGGCTCTCACCTACGAGCTTGAGTACATGAAAACCAGCGGCGGCGCTGCCAAGTACGCGCAGGCAAACGATGGTGAAGAAACCATCGAGACAGAAAGCTTGACTGCTGGTGTGGAGTATCGGTTCCGCATGCGAACCCGTTCGGTCTTTGGGCAAAATAGCAGCTGGTCCAATCCGGTTGTGCTTCAGGCCTCTACCTAATCTCTTTTCAAAATCTGGAGTTGGCTATGAACTTCCTCACCAAGGAAACTGTTTGGCGTGATTTTGCGACGCTCGGTCTCGGTAGCACCACTGAGCACAAACCAGTCAAAGCTGAGATTAGAGCGTATCTGGGGCAGCTTGAGATCGGTTCTACGCTTGGAGCCGTGATCGTTAAGACCAAGGCCGAACTGGATACTATAACAAACAAACCAGACTACACGCCTGCCATAGTCGGAGCTGACACCAACCACACCTTAAGCGGCTACTATCAGTGGCTGGGCGGTACCTGGAACTATGTGCGAGACCTTGCTGACAGTATCACGCGGCTGATCGATATCGATGGGACGGGTAATGCGATCAGGGCGAAACTTCGATTGGGTGTCAGCCTCTCGGCAGTTGAGTTTGCAGTCTTCGTTCCCATTGCAAACAACTCAGGCGCTGTGACCATCAAGGTTGATGATGTGCTGTTGCCAATTCGAAATGGCCTCGGCAATGAACTTGACCCTGATGACCTGCAAGCAGGCTACCCGGCGATGCTCACAGTGATTGAGGGGCAGGATGGCTATGTGCTTCTCAATCCGGCAAACGTTGAGGCTGTGGTGCTAGCAGCAAAACAAGCCGCAATAGATGCTAGCGGTCAAGCTCAATCAGCAAGGGAAGCAGCAGAGCAGGCGTTGAGTAATTTAGAGACGGCTGTTGAGCAGGCTTCTGAGTTGGCGTTCCAGCGGTTCAATAAGATCTATCTTGGAGAATTTAACGTAGATCCATCTGAGGATAATCAAGGTGGTCCGCTTAAGGACGGCATGCTCTTCTTCCATACCGTTGCAAAGAAGGTGAAAGTCTACTCAGAAGATGAGGTTGGTTGGCTTCTTGCGACGCCAGACACGAGCGATTTCTTTCACAAGTCAAACAACCTGAGTGATCTGCTTAGTAAGTCTGCAGCGCGGTCTAATCTAGGTTTGGGTGCCATTGCCATTCTGAGTAAAATCAGTGGCGGCAACATCAATAGCCGGACAATACCGGGGAGTAAACTGCAACAAGATACGGTGACAGATGCCGAGATCAACTCGGCCATCCTGAATAACCTTAAGAATCGGCCTCAGGTCGTGGCGCTGTACTCTGATATTGGTGACGATGCATCCTTTAACCTAACTCGTTCGGGGGGAACCTACACTTTCGAAACACCTCAGCCAGATACGAGTTATGTCGTTGATGCGATTGGTCAAAGAACCGTCCAAGGTAACTTGAGTTACGTTAACATCATAGGGTTGAGTACCAAATCCAAGGCGAGTTTTTCGCTTAGCGGTCTGAGGATGAATAGCTCGGGAGTCATAAGCGGTTTGTCTGGAAAAATTGATGTAATTGTGTATCGCGTGGCCAACTAAGCTCCTTCCATTAATCGAAATTTCCAATCTCTAAAACAGCACGACAACGTGGCAACGGCTCCCTGAAGGGAGCCTTTTTTGTGAGGTGATCTATGGACTGGTTACGAGTGCAAAAAGCATTGAACGCTCATGGTTTCAATCCCGGTCCTTTGGATGGGGTTGTTGGTCCTCGAACCATGGATGCTCTTCAGCGTTTCCAAAAGGCCAATGGATTGGTGGTTGATGGTATTGTCGGACCTAAAACAAGCAAGGTTCTCTATAGTGGCGAGCTGGATGATGAGGTTCACACTGCGCGTAGTCCGGTTGCTGGACTGAAGCGCATTGTGATGCATTGGACTGCGGGTGCTGATGGTGTGAACAGCCTCGAACGCAATCATTACCATGTGATTGTGGATCGTGCAGGCAAGGTTCACATGGGGGCACTGAAGCCAGAGGCAAATGTGGATTGCCGTGATGGTCAATACGCAGCGCACACCAGAGCGTTGAATACTGGTTCCATTGGCGTGGCTGTTGATGCGATGGCAGGGGCGACAGAAGCGCCCTTTTATGCTGGCAAATATCCGATCACAGTTGCGCAGGTTCGGGCTTTAACAGAGACCGTGGCCGATCTTTGCGAAACCTACCAGATTCCAGTCACACGCCAGACGGTTCTTACCCATGCTGAAGTACAGCCAACGCTCAAAGTTCGGCAGCGCAGCAAGTGGGACATTACTTGGCTACCGGGAATGGAGAGTCCCGGTAAACCGATTGAGGTTGGCGACAAGCTGCGTGAGCTGATCTCGGCTGCTTCTCTCTCCTGATAGACCTTTCCTTAACAAAGCTAACGGTGGTTCCAATGGACACTTCGCTTATTGATTTTACCCCGCTTGTCGGGATGTTTTTGGATGGCTTGTTTACCGCGTTGCTTGGCGGTGCAGTGTATCTAGGGCGGCGCGGTCTTACCGCGCTCGAAGAGAAGACGGGGCTTCAGTTTGACGACCAGATGAAAGCTCGTGTTGATGATGCGATCATGCATGGCGTTGAGTACGCAAAGACCAAAGTCAAGCTGATGACGCCCAAAGAGATTGTCTATAATCCGAGATCGGCTGCAGTAGGTATCGCTGCGGATTATGTGATCGAGTCTGTGCCGTCCGCTTTGGCTTACTTCGGAGTTACTCAGGACGCTTTGCTAGACAAGATTGAGGCGCGTCTCGGTATCGACCTGGATCTTGATGGTGACATTGGGGGTAAGCCCATAGCAGATCCATACAAGGCAGCTCATGAAAATGCTGCTTGAGTTCGTCGCGCAGATTGCTGTGAAGTTTCTTCGCGGTTGGCTGCGCGACAAGCAGCATGATCGATTAGTTCGTGATGCTGCTCTCAAGGAAAACGTAACCCGAATGCGAAAGGCGAGCACTGATGCGCAGAATAGGGTTCGTGAGCGCCACTTGTCTGACACTCGCAGGCGCTTGCGTGAGCACGCACGGGCTTGATCCGTGCACGCTTCCAATCCAATGGAAGCCAGAAGATGGAGATGTGATTTCAGAGCCGTTGGCGCGCTCGCTTGATTGGGTGTTGGAAGTTCAAGATCAGGCAAAGTGTCCAAGTCCACCAGTAGATCTAAAATCTTGAGCGGGGCTAAAATGCAGAAATCAGAAGCAGGAACAGTGTTGACTTTTGTAGTTGCTTGGATTGCTCAGAACTGGACTTCCTTTCTTGAGCCGATCCTTCAAGCTTGCCTCATCATCTTGACTGTGATTGCTGCGTTTTTCATGGCGTGGAACAGGATTTTAGACAACCAGCTTAAGCGGAAAGAAATCAGAGACAGCAGCAAGACTTGCTCTGACTGATAACTCTTGCCGCTCATTTCTTAGGGAGAAAAACAATGGCTTTTCTAGCTGACAGCGTATTGGATGCCGCGCTTTCGGAGATCTCCAGCAACGCTGTGGCGCTGCATATCTGCAAGCAAGCGCCAAGCTCTTACACTCAGGCAACATCCACTCACAGTCTTGGTAATAAGTCCGGGCTTAGTTTTGATGCTGCGGCAAACGGCAGTCCCAATGGACGGAAAATCTCAACCTCTGTGTCGAATGGATCTGTCTCAGCATCTGGTGATGCTACGCACTGGGCAATTGTGAGTGGAAGCGTGCTGTTGGCTCATGGCCTGTTGCCCGCGTCCCAAGCGGTGACTTCTGGTAACAAGTTCAATATCTCAAGTCTTGATATCCGCATACCAGACGCAGCCTAAATCTGCGTTGCATTAATGAAGGCTCTCAGTTTGCACTGAGGGCCTTTGCTTGTTGTTGCCCTTCTGCTGCAGGTGATCAGATGGCTGTTCCTGTTATAGAGACTTTTAGTACTGGGGAAGCCCCTGCGTACAATGAGACTCAGGTTGACTTACCTGTAGGAGTCCAAGCTGGAGATTTGCTTCTTCTAGTGACTTCTTTTGCGGTGGGCGCTGAATACGCAGGTAGCGAAGAGTTCTTGAATGTTCCGGGCATTACAAGAGACGCAAGTTCTCACACAATATCAGTGCAGTACAAAGTTGCTACGGCTTCGGAGCCTTCGTCCTATGCGGTAAAGAGGCTAACAACTGGTAGTTTTCAGACCGCTTGGTATCAAAGTGTATTGTTTCGAATTAGCGGCGTAGATCCTGTTAACCCGTTCGATGGTGTTGCAACGAACGTTGAGAATGGGGCGGCGAAGAATAACGGGATTTTTCCATCTGGTGTTTCGACGACCACAACCGATGCTTTGGTTCTGGCAGTAGTCTCAGCACGGCGGCATTCTGGCTATGATTCGGGTACCATATCCAATTGGGTGCAGGGGTGGCCGGAAGCTTATGATGACAATATCGTAAGCTCGGTTACTAGACCGGGGTTGGCTGTTGCGTACTTTACGCAGGCCACGCCGGGGGGATTGCCGGGTGGTTTGCAAGGGAGCGGTCCGAGTGATGTTCAAAAAACATTAAGCTATATAGCTCTGCGATCTGACACAGCGACTGAGCCGCCTCCACCACCTCCATGGGATGGTCCATTCTATGAGGCGCTCTCCACTGGTCATGCAGATAACACCTCGACTGGTTCTCTCACTTTGCCTTCTGGAACTGAGGCGGGTGACTTGCTGTTGTTTCTTGGTGACTGCGATGGGGTGGCTGGTTTCTTGACGCTTGCAGGCTTTCAGGACTTGCATGGTGGTCCGGTTGTCGGTGCTGCTGGCTCATCTCATCGGGGTGGCTGGCAATACCGCATAGCAGATGGAACAGAGCCTGCATCGTACTCGGTGGGGTTTCATAGCGGTAGTGAGCGGGCGGCATTCTCGTTACTTCGTTATAGCAATGTTGATCCAGACAATCCGATTAGAGCGAGCGCGACAAAGGTTGGCGGGAAAAACCAGATCGTGGAGTTTCCTACAGGTCTTTCAACTGATGTAGATGATTGCCTGATCGTTGGATCTATCGCAGTAGAAAGCGGGAATAGTGGTAGCCCAATTGTGCCAGATGTGAACTGGCCCTCTGATTGGACTGAGGTTTACGATAACTTCGGCGGGCCTCCCGGTGGTGGTGATGCTTCAGCATCTGCGGCGGCGGCTGTGTTTACGATGGATTCTGCGGGCTCAATCCCAGCAGAGAGCGCCACGATCATAGGCGGCAACACCTACTGGATCTCAAGTTATATCGCGATCGCGCCTGCGCCTTCATCTGGAGGAGGTACGCACGATCTTGGATTGATCACCTTAGAGTTCTCGGTTCCAGAGATCACAGTGAATGGCTTCTCCCAGGTTCATGATCTGGGAGGTGTTTCACTTGGTACCTCGGCACCTGAGTTGGGGCTTAGTGGATTTGCTCAGTTGCATGAGTTTGGCTCTGCTGAGCTGCTGGCTTCATCTGCCGAGATCTCTGTGGTGGGCTTTTCCGTGACGGTTCCGAGCACCACCTATGAGCTTGGATCGATCTCTGTTGAGTTCTCGGTGCCAGAGATTGAGGTTGGAGTATTCACTCAGGTCCATGGTCTTAGTTCTCTTGATCTAGCTCTTCAGCCTGCTGTAATTCAATGCGGTGCGTTTACTCAGCATCACGAGTTTGGTGCTGCTGCAATTGCTCTTCAGGCTCCCGAGATTGAGCTTGATGGCTTTACGACCTTTGATCCGACGATCACGCAAGAGCTGGGCTCTATCTTAGTAACCTACGCAGTGCCAGAGATTACGGTGGTAGGGTTTTCTCAGGTTCATAATCTGGGATCTGCTGACACGGCCCTTGAGCCTGCTGCAATCCAGTGTGGTGCGTTAACTCAACATCATGAATTTGGTGCTGCTGAGTTAACGCTTCGTAGTCCAGAGGTCGCGCTTGGCGGTTTCTCTCAGGTGCATGAGTTCGGTGCGGTTAGTCTGGCGGGTCTATCTCCTGAGATCGACGTTGGTGCCATATCAGTCATTAATCCAAGTACCACTTATGAACTTGGTCCGGTCTCCGTTGGGCTTCAGCGTCTGGTGATCGTGGTTGGCAGATTCTCTCAAGTTCATAATCTGGGAGCTGTTGAGGTGGCTCCTGAGCATGCTGCAATCCAATGCGGTGCATTCACTCAACATCATGAGTTCGGAAATGCTGAGTTAGCGCTTCGTACTCTAGACGTCACGCTTGGTGGTTTCACTCAAGTGCATGAGTTGGGCTCTGCTTCGTTGGTGGGGCGTGCAGCTGAGGTGGGCGTTGCACAGTTCAACACATTCAATCCGGGTGCCACTCCGCTTGAGCGGATTGTTTTTGTGCCCGCTGAAACGCGGGTAGCGTTTGTCGAGACTGAAGATAGGACGGCGAACGTTAAGCCTGAGGATAGGGCTTTGGTCCTCTGATCTCTTCTAGGAGAACGGCTAATGACTTTGACATGGAAAGCTCCCAAAGATCCTGATGACGTAAAGGATTACAAGTTGGATTGGTCCGCTCGTCTCGGAGACATGGAGGAGATTACAAGCTCTGAATGGTTGGTGCCTCTGGGTGTAACCAAGGGTTCAGACAGCCACACTCAGCATGTTGTTACTATCTGGTTGCGAGATGGAACGGCAGGCGAGAAATACAGGATCACAAATCGTGTTCAAACATCGCAGGGGCGGACCTATGATCAATCGGTCGTGCTTCACTGCTACGAGAGCTGATCACATCATTATATCTAGTTGTCTCTCTGGCTAATTGTCAGGGAGATAGACGTGTTTGCGTCACGTCCATCCACGGTCTGTCTGGTTGCTCAGTCCGTGAGAGCTTGCATCAATGCTGAAAGGCTCTTCCCCACCTGATACTATATACCCGTTAATCAGTAGGGTTGGGAAAAATGCCAAAGCCTGAAAGCTATCCTCTATGAATTTGTTTGGAGAAGTTGAGCCGGTCAAGGCGGAACCTGTCGCGCCTTACCTTGGAGGTAAAAGCCAGCTTGCTAAGTCGATTGTTGGCAAGATCCAGCAGATTGAACATGTGACGTTTGTTGATGTGTTTTTCGGTATGGGCGGGGTGTTCTTCCGCCGAGTATCTCAGCCGAAAGCTGAGGTAATCAATGATATTAATGCTGAGTTGGTCACACTCTTTCGTGTGCTTAGGAGCCACTCGGAGATATTGCTGCAGGAGCTAAGCTTCATGCTCGCGTCAAGGATTGAGTTTGATGCGCTTAAGAAGGCAGGCACTACCCATATGACGGACATCCAAAGGGCGGCGCGTTTCTACTACTTGCAGCGTTTGTCGTTTGGTGGAAAGTCAACAGGGCGTTCTTTCGGCGTCTCCCCAGATCGCCCATCACGCTTTGATATAAACCAGTTGAGAGAAAACCTGAGGCTGGCTGCATCGAGGCTTAGTTCTGTGACTATCGAGAGCCTAGATTGGCGAGAGGTAATATCTCGCTACGATTCCGCTGGAACGCTCTTCTATCTTGATCCTCCTTATTGGGGAGGTGAGACAGATTATGGGAAGGGTGTTTTTAAGCGAGAGGACTTTGCTGAAATGGCTGAGGTGCTATCTGAGATAAAGGGTAGGTTTCTGCTCTCGTTAAATGACCGAGAGGAAGTCCGGAAAACCTTTGAAGGCTTCGACTTGGAGCAAGTGCATCTCAATTACTCCATCAGCAAGGAAGCTGGAAAGAAAGTGGCAGAGTTGATTATCTCCAACTAA